TTACAGGATATCGATAAAATCATGGATAAGTTCCGTGAAGAGGAAGATGAAGGCCCAATCTTCTTCGTGGGGTAAGAAATGGCAACTAATCCATATATAAGTCGTGGTCATAGACCGGAACAGAATCTATACGAAGATTTAATTGTCGAATCTATCAAGTTCTATGGTGAGGATATTTACTATCTTCCGAGAGAACTTGTCAATAGAGATAATGTCTTTTTAGATGATGTCCCATCTCATTTTTCGGATGCTTATAAAGTAGAAGTTTATATTGAGAACACCGACGGGTTCGACGGTGAGGGAGACTTATTCACTAAGTTCGGTATCGAACTCCGAGACCAAGCCACATTTGTTATTGCGCGTCGCAGGTGGCGCGAACTAGTGGGCGACCGTCTAGAACAACAACAGTTCAGACCAAGAGAGGGTGATGTAATTTACCTTCCTTTATCACAGTCATTGTTCCAGATTATGAAAGTTGAGACCGAGTCTCCTTTCTATCAATTGAACCAGTTACCTCTATTCCGTATGCAATGCGAGTTGTTTGAATATAACGACGAAGACTTTGATACTGGCATTGATGAAATTGATGTGGTTGAGGCTGAACACGCATACCAATATGAAATTCAAATGATTTCCCCAGAGACCATTGACGCTGAATTGACAGCGAGTATTAATGTTCAAGGTGAAGTAGTCCAAGTGGATATTATCGACGGTGGTTCTGGTTATACTAGAATTCCTACAATAACCGTCAACCGACCTTCACTCGGTGATGGATACTTCGGTGACAACTCCCTCAATTCAACTGTAGGTCATGGTTATGAAGGCGTATATTCCCAAACATCCGATCACGGTAGTATAGAATTTTTCATTCACCCAGTAGATGCTCCTTCGCTCGGTGAATATACTGCCATGTTCGTGGGCGGTGGAGATGAAGTATCGGAACTATCCAAGAGGTATATTATCGGTTATGATAGTCTAGGCGCAATTGTTTTCGGAACATATTCCGACGGATTCGTCTACACGACCAATGCGAATTTGCAGATAGGTGATTGGAATCATATTGGCGTATTCGTTGAAGACCAAGTAATGAGAATTTATGTCGACGGAGTACTATCCGACACATTGACTTTCCCAGAAACACAGAACTTTATTTCATCATCAACTTTCCGTATAGGCGCATTAGCTGCTGGATTAGTAAATGGAGTCGACTGGAAACCCGTGGATGGTAAGATAGATGAGTTCCTCGCACAGGCCGGTATATACTCACAGATACTAGATCCTCGTATAGAATCGGACGGGACTTTACATATACCCGATCATGCATTTGTCGAAGATGGTTATACAGCGCACCTCAATCATTTTGATGGTGAGAGCGCAGTACTAGAAGCTGTTATTACCGATGGTGTAGTGACTGGCGTTACGATAGTTAATTCTGGCCACCTTTACACTCTACCCCCCTCATTAGAAGTGGAAGATCCTGGCACATTAGGATTCTATGCGACCGGTAGTACAGTTCGTCAAGAGTTTGATGGATATGATATGGAAGGCGAGGTCACATCATGGAATAGTGAAACTCTTGTCTTGAAGATTGCTCACATGGGAGCAACGGATGGAAAGTATCATGACTTCACTACCGACCGTGCCATTATCGGAGATGAGGCAGTATTCTATCCACAATCGATAAATAAAGATTATAATGAAATTCAACCTCTGAGCCAGAATAAAATCTTTGACGATTTCGAAAATGACTTCGTAGATTTTTCTGAGTCTAACCCATTCGGGGATATATCATAATGTTTGGTAATTATTTTTACAACAAACGAGTTAGAACAAGTGTGTCGATATTCGGATCGCTGTTTAATGATATACATGTTTTGAGAACAAAGGCAGATGGTTCGGTATTATCTCAAGTTAAGGTTCCGCTTTCATATGCTCCAAAGAGAAGTTTCATTGAACGTCTAGAAGAGATGACTCAAGGCGAAGAATCCGAACGCCGAGTAGCCGTCAAACTTCCCCGTATGTCGTTTGAAATTGTCAGTATCACATATGACTCACAACGACAATTACCGAAGATAAACAGTTTCGAACACATGGTCGAGACGGATACGGGCACTCAGAAGAGAAAGATATACACGGGCGTCCCATATATAATGGGGTTTCAACTCAGTGTGTACGCAAAGTCTCAAGATGACGCTTTACAGATCGTCGAACAGATCATACCATACTTTGCTCCACAATACACCTTATCGGTTAAACCTTTTATAGATCATCCAGAAATTACAGAAGATGTACCCATTACGTTAGCGGGAGTAGATTTCCAAGATGACTATGAGGGAACTATCGATCAAAGAAGAACTATTATATACAACTTGAACTTCGATATGAAGATCAACTTCTATGGCCCCGTTCGTGAAGGTAAATTGATTCGTGAGGTAAATCTCAATCTACATACGCTTGATCCCAACGAGTTTATTACTAATATAAATATTACGCCGACTCCTCTTAATGTGAGTCCTGATAGTGATTATGGTTTTGGTATAGAGTATAACAATGAGAGATTCGATTAAGGCTCCAACGGTATTAAATAAAGAAGAGAAACGCAATTTTGTTCACGAACAAGATTATGAATACTCTCGTGAAACCTACTATGACCTTATAGAAAAAGGTCGAGAATCCCTAGAACTTATGATCGAGGTTGCTCGCGAAAGCGAACACCCCCGTGCGTTTGAAGTTCTGTCTAATATGATTAAAGGCATCGCAGATGTCAATGATAAGTTGATGGATCTTAACAAGAAGCAGAAAGAGCTTACTCGTGACGAAACTCCGGCGAATTCCCCTGTCGTTACTAACAATAATCTATTTGTAGGTTCTACTACAGATCTTCAGCGCATGTTGTTAGGTGCATCTGATGAGAAAGTAATCGATCAAGACGAAGACTAATGTCATCATATACTAAGAATTCCTATTTGGGAAACCCTCAAGTCAAACGTGACGGCGTGGACGAAGAGTGGGACAAAACAAAACTTCGCGAATATCGCAAGTGTATGAATGATCCAGCATATTTCTGTAGGAAGTATGTCAAGGTTGTGCATCTGGATAAGGGATTGGTTCCATTCAAACTATATGATTATCAAGAAGAGATGTTCAATCATTTCAATGATAATCGATTCTCTATTGTCCTTGCGTGTAGGCAGTCCGGTAAGTCCATCTCCTCGGTAGGTTACCTTTTGTGGTATGCCGTGTTCCACCCAGAGAAAACAATTGCAATCCTTGCGAACAAAGGTGCGACTGCCCGTGAGATGTTGTCTCGTGTCACACTCATGTTGGAGAACCTCCCGTTCTTTCTACAGCCGGGCTGTAAGGCACTCAACAAAGGATCGATAGAGTTCTCTAATAACTCTCGTATCATCGCTGCAGCAACCTCTGGTTCTTCTATTCGTGGTATGTCGGTCAACCTTCTATTCCTAGATGAGTTCGCGTTCGTAGAGAATGCATCAGAGTTCTATACATCAACCTATCCTGTAATTTCGTCCGGTAAGGACACCAAAGTAATTATCACCTCTACCGCAAACGGTATTGGTAACACCTTCCAGAAGATATGGGAAGGTGCTGTACAGGGTATCAATGCTTATAAACCATTCCGCGTGGACTGGTGGGATGTGCCCGGCAGAGATGAGAAGTGGAAAGCGCAAACTATCGCGAATACTTCTCAGTTACAGTTTGACCAAGAATTTGGTAATACTTTCTTTGGTACGGGCAATACCCTTATCGAGGGCAGAGTTCTTCTAGACTTACGGGCTAGAGAACCGGCGAGAAGACTTGAGGGCGGAGACCTATTGGTCTACGAAGACCCTAAGACTGATCACCAGTATATCATGATTGTTGACGTTTGTCAAGGCCGTGGCCAAGATTATTCCACATTTAATATTATCGACGTATCCGTACAACCATTTCAACAGGTTTGTGTATATCGTAATAATAGAATATCACCCATACTATACCCCAACATCTTATACAAGTACGGCACATTATACAATGAAGCGTATGTTGTTATTGAGAACAATGACCAAGGCATGCTTGTGTGTGTTGGACTATATCAAGACTTAGAGTATGAGAACATCCACCTAGAGTCGGCAATCAAAGCAGATTCGATCGGTATTCGTATGGATAAGAAAGTCAAACGAATGGGATGTTCTGCAATCAAAGATTTGATCGAGGCCCACAAGATCAATATTGTCGATGAAAATACTATCATGGAAATTTCGACATTCGTGGGAAGAGGTATGTCTTACGAGGCCTCGGACGGTAACCACGATGACTTAATGATGAACTTGGTGTTGTTTGGGTACTTTATAGGGACTCAATCATTCGGTGATGTCAGCGATGTCAACATTAAAGAAATGTTATTCGAACAAAGAATGCGAGAGATAGAAGATGATGTTCCTCCGTTTGGCATTATAGACGACGGTATAGCGTATAATGAAGCCGTTGATATGTCAGACCCTTTGAATGCTGGTTGGCACGACATCTCAGTAGAACGACTAGCCAATGAAGATTGGTGAAATTATTATTCTTATAAATAGTTACATTGAAGAAATTATACGTATTATGTTTAACTTATCATTCGCAACCGATTAAAAGGAAAGAGTTATGGCACTCACAAACCCATCTGCTTCTCCTGCTGTAACTGTACGTGAGATTGATCTGTCTGGTACTGTACCAAACGTTCAAACTTCTACAGGCGCAGTAGTAGGAAACTTCCGTTGGGGCCCAATAGAACAACGAACTCTTGTTTCAAATGAGACAAGTCTCGTATCCACTTTTGGTTCACCTTCAGAAGAGACTGCCGTGGACTTCATGTCCGCAGCATATTTTTTAAAATATTCAAGTTCACTCTATGCAGTTCGGGCTCACGTTGGTGCTAAAAACGCATCTACTGATCCGGAAATGGTTTCGCTGCCTGACGGCTCACCATCTGACGTAGTCGATACTTCTAAGCAACCACTAGTTAAGAATTCCGATCATTGGGAAACAAGTGTTAAAGGAACTTTCACCGAAGAAGGTGAGACTCCAACTAGTCGCGGTTCATTCATTGCAAAATACGCTGGCGCTCTTGGTAGTGCACTAACAGTTTCAGTTTGCAGCACAAACGATTTTGACAATTGGGGATACAGTCAATACTTCGACGGAGCTCCAGGCACATCTGGTTGGGCCTCAGACCGCAATGCAACTAACGACGAACTTCATATTGTCGTAGTAGACCGTACTGGTGAAATCGCAGGTACTCCAAATGGCGTTCTAGAAACATTCTCATTCGTATCAGTCGCTAAAGGCGCATTGACCGACGAAGGTGCTAAGAACTACATCGGTGATGTACTAGACAACCAATCACCATATGTTTGGTTCGCCGGTTTCATGGCTGACGCTACTTGGTCTTTAAATGCAGGCAGAGTACCTCCAGTAGACGGATCTGTATACGATTATGTACAATCTTTCACGACTGCAACATTACCGATGAGCGGTGGTAAAGATTCTTCTGCGTTATCTACATCTAGTGTCACAAATGCATTTGACTTGTTCCTGAATGCCGAAACTGTCGTAGTCGATTTCCTAATCGCGCCTAAGTCAGAAACATTAGAACTTGCTGATATTGTTATCAGTCACTTAGTTGGTATTGCCGAACAACGCAAAGATTGCGTAGTAGTCGCATCTCCACACGCTGCAGCAATGACCGACATTACTCCGGTAGGCAAAATCGTCGAACTTGCAAATGCGCTACCTTCTTCTTCATACCTAGTTATGGACAATAACTTTGTCAAGATTTTTGACAAGTACAATAACAAGTATATCAAGATTCCAGCATGTTCATCTACTGCCGGTGTTATGGCTGCGTCTGATATTTCTTCAGCTCCGTGGTTCTCTCCAGCTGGTTCGCGTCGTGGCATTTACTTGGGTATTACTGATATTGTCCTTAACCCTAGCAAATCGGATCGCGATACACTATACAAAGTAGGTGTCAACCCTATTGCAAATATCCCTGGCCAAGGCGTAATTCTTTTTGGTGATAAAACCTTCTTGAAACGTCCAAGCGCATTCGACCGTATTAACGTACGTCGTCTATTCCTTGCATTAGAACGCGCTATCACGGTAGCTGGTAAGAACGTTATGTTCGAATTCAACGATGAGTTTACTCGTGCTGAATTTGTTAACATCGTCGAACCTCTGCTCCGCGAAGTCCAAGGTCGTCGTGGAATTACAGACTTTAAAGTAGTTTGTGACGAAACCAACAACACATCTGCTGTTGTCGACCGTAACGAATTTGTCGCTTCGATTTTCATCAAACCCGCACGTTCAATCAACTACGTAACTTTAAACTTCGTAGCTGTCAGAACTGGTGTTGAGTTTGAAGAAGTCGTCGGCACAGTATAAGGAGATATATAATGTCACTAAGAGTCGATGATTTTAAAGCCAAACTAAAGGGTGGCGGTGCGCGTAGTAATCTATTCCGCGCTACTCTTAACTTTCCATTCTATGCGGGTGGTAACGTAGAACTAACATCATTCATGTGTAAGACAGCTGCGCTTCCCGCATCAGTCATTGCACCGATTGAAGTACCATTCCGTGGTCGTATTTTGAAACTTGCTGGAGACCGTACGTTCGAACCTTGGACAGTCACTGTTTTGAATGACACAGGTTTCGAAGTTCGAGACGCAATGGAAAAATGGATGAATGGTATTAGCGCACATAGCGCAAACACCGGACTTACCAATCCAGTAACATATCAATCTGATCTAATCGTAGAACAGTTGGATAAAGACGGTTCTGTACTAAAGACCTATAACTTCCGTGGTTGTTTCCCAACTAACATGTCAGAAATTGCTGTTAGTTACGACACTGAAACTATCGAAGAGTTTACAGTAGAGTTCCAAGTACAGTATTGGGAATCCAATACAACTAGTTAATCATGATATAAATAAGGTATGACGGGGAGACTTACTCCCCGTCTATCTTAATGTGAGGATATATGGCAGATAATAACAATGTTTTTCAAGCATTTGGTTTTGAGTTAAAACGACTCAAAACAACGGAAGTTGAAAAGACCCCATCTATTGTACCAAAAGTAGACGAAGACGGAGCTGGTTATGTCAGTGCTTCAGGTTCTTACTTTGGTCAATATGTTGACATGGAAGGAACTGCTGCAAAAGACAACCAAGAACTTATTAAGAAGTATCGCGGTATTGCCGAACACCCCGAGTGTGACGCTGCTATTGAAGATATTATTAATGAGGGTATTGTTGCCGGTGAACTCGAAGCTGCGATATCTATCAACTTAGATAAAGTAGAGGCTCCGGAAAAGATCAAGAAAACCATCACCGAAGAATTTGACAACATCACCTCGATGTTGAACTTCGAAGAATATGGTCATGACATATTCAAGGCATGGTACATAGATGGTCGTTTGTACCATCATCTAGTGGTAAACGAGTCCAATTTAAAAGCGGGTATTGTAGAAATTCGACCTATCGATGCGACAAAGATTCGCAAAGTAAAAGAGATCGAGTATAAGAAAGATGCAAAGACAGGCGCAAAGATAGTTGATAAGACCAAAGACTTCTACATCTTTCAAGAAACTGCCGGTGCTAACAATGGCGTTAAACTTACCCCAGATTCTATTTCATATGTTACTTCGGGACTATTAGACCCCTCGAAGAGACGCGTATTATCATATCTACACAAAGCAATAAAACCAGTCAATCAGTTGCGTATGATGGAAGACTCTCTAGTTATCTATCGTATGTCACGTGCGCCTGAACGTCGTATCTTCTATATTGACGTGGGCAACTTACCGAAGGGTAAAGCTGAACAACACATTAAAGACATCATGGCTCGGTATCGCAATAAGATCGTGTATGATGCTAATAGTGGTGAGGTTAAAGACAGTAACAAACACATGTCTATGTTAGAAGACTTCTGGTTGCCTCGACGCGAAGGTGGTCGTGGTACAGAGATCAGTACATTGCCCGGCGGAGAGAACCTTGGTCAGATAGATGACATCATCTACTTCCAGAAGAAACTGTACCGGTCACTTAACGTACCTCTAAATAGACTAGAACAGGAATCGCAGTTTAGTCTAGGTCGCACCACAGAGATTGGTCGCGACGAAGTAAAATTCCAGAAGTTCATTGACAGGCTACGTCAAAAGTTTTCACAATTGTTCTTGGGTATTCTGAAAAAACAGTTACTCCTGAAAGGTGTATGTACCGAACAAGATTGGGAAGATTGGAAGAATCAGATCCATGTGGACTATACTCGCGACAATCATTTCTCTGAGTTGAAGGACGCAGAGTTATTGCGGGAACGTTTACAAACTATGGATCAGATCTCACAGTATGTGGGCGAATATTTCTCACGCGAGTGGGTTATGAAAAATGTAATGATGTTTAATGATGAAGACATCGAAACTATGCGTAAACAGGTTGAAGCGGAAAACGCCAAATCTGGTGGCGATGATGATTTAGGAGTATAACATGAGTGAATTAGATAATACAACAGATATGGGTTTAGACTTCGTCAATGCTCTACAAACCGGAAACTTCACAGCGGCAGAACAACTATTTAATGATATGTTGTCGGATAAAGTGCAATCCACTTTGGACGCAGAAAAAATAGCCGTCGCGGGTCAAATCTTTAATGGTGAAACACCGTATGAAGACGATGAAGATGATGTGTCGGATTCTGAAGAAACCGCCGGGGCCGCCTGGGCCGACGATGAAGAAGAAGACTTCGACTAATGAACTTGACTAAGAAGATGGTTCATATATGGATTGGCCCATATGAACCACCTACTCAGTGGATGCCTAGTTGGAAGGAAAAACATCCGGATTGGGATTATAGTATATTTACAGATGAGATGTTAAAGTCACGCACGTGGCACAATCAACATCTTATCGACAAGTATTATGTTGAGAAGGTTTGGGCAGGAGTTGCCGATCTTATACGATACGAACTGTTGTATGAAGACGGCGGATTTCTACCTCCAGCGGATGCGATATGTTATCACAATATGGACGAGGTATTCACAAGTCCTCCAGATTATGCATACTCAATATACGAAAATGATAGGGACGAACATCTTGCACCGAATTGGATATCTCCGGTGCAAGCTTGTAATGCGGGAAATACCTTCGTTAAATTATTGATAGATACATTACATGAATTAACTCCGGATCAACTCAGTTTGAAACCGTGGCAATCCACGGGAAATGAATTCCTTTCTCAGTTTGTACCTGATAAAGAGAAACATAAGTTGACTATCTGGCCTTCTTACTACACTATCCCCCGTCATTATTCTGTAAGATCTACGCCATATGTAGGTAATGGCAAGATATATGCCGAACAAAAATGGGGTAGTACGAAGAGTTTATACTCTTAAAACATTTTTTTGTATAAATAATACGAAAGAGGTCACAATGAAAACATTTAATCAATTAAGAGAAAATAAAGTCTTCGCTATGAAGATGGGTGGTTATCCGGTAACTATCACCAAAAATTCGAAAGGATTCGAGCTTGTAATTGATGGTGACCGAGTGGATGTTTTCAAAACGCAAAAGGAAGCAGAGTCAACTGCTAAACAGGTCTTAAAGGCCTTAGGAAAAATGAAATGAAGCTGATAAGCGAATTTACAGAAACGGATCTGGAATGCATTGTTGAAGCCAAAGAAAATGGCGAGAAGAACTATGTTATTGAAGGTGTATTCGCACAGGCTGATCAAAAGAATAGAAACGGACGTGTCTACCCGAAAGCCATTATGGAACGAGCGGTAAACAAGTACGTTACGGAACAAGTTAGTAAGAAGCGCGCTGTAGGTGAGTTAAATCATCCTGAAGGCCCAACTGTTAACTTGGACAAAGTTTCACACCTTATTACTGATCTTAAATTAGAAGGTAATAATGTGATTGGAAGGGCACAAATATTGGATACTCCGATGGGAAAGATTGTAAAAGGTCTTCTCGCAGGTGGTGTTCAACTAGGCGTGTCAACTCGTGGTATGGGAAGTCTTGAGACAAGAAATGGCGTGAACTACGTCAAAGACGACTTTATTCTTAGTACTATCGATATAGTACAAGACCCAAGTGCGCCTGATGCTTTCGTTAATGGTATAATGGAAGGCGTAGATTGGATCTGGAATAATGGTGTTCTTACACCTCAAGCAATTGAAGAGATAGAGACTGAAATCAAAAAAGCACCCGCTGCAATTCGTCCAGAAGTGCAGATTCGTGAGTTTAAGAATTTCCTCTCGTTAATCAAATCTAAACTATAAGGAGTCATCTATGACTAATCTTAAACAAGAAGTCGAAGTTGAAATCCGCGATACTGATGTTGATACTAACGAAATCGTGGAGGAAACTCTCGGTGAAGTAACAGAGCCTAAAGGTTCTGCGGCCTCAAAAACCAAACTACCTTCAGAAGACGACTCAATCGCTTCTGTAGATAAGGCGGCAGATGCGACCACCAAAGCTTCTTCACCAAAAACCAAAGCGGGAATGTTGAATGCAATGTATCAGGCTGCTTCAAAAATGAAGAAGACTGACTTGCAAGCAGCTTACGCCAAGGTATGTGAAGGTGTTGACCTAGAAGACCTAGTAGCAGAAGAGACTAACACTAAGTCTGCTCTTGCGGCTATCGTCGAAGGCGAAGCAACTCTATCCGAAGAGTTCAAAGAGAAAACTGCAATCATTTTCGAAGCTGCTGTTAAAAGCAAGTTGTCCGAAGAAGTTGCACGTCTCGAAGAACAATATCAAGAAGAACTATCTGAAGAAGTTGAGTCTATCAAGACTGACCTCGTAGGAAAAGTGGACTCTTACCTAAACTATGTAGTTGAAACTTGGATGGAAGATAACAAGTTAGCGATTCAAAACGGTCTACGTACCGAGATCGCAGAAAACTTTATGTCATCAATGAGAGATCTATTCGTAGAATCTTATGTTGACGTTCCAGACTCCAAGGTTGACCTAGTTGACGAATTAGCATCACAAGTTGAAGAGTTAGAAGAAAAACTAAACTCTACTACTGGCGACGCAATTCAACTTGCAGAAGAACTTGAAACTTACAAGCGTAATACTATTATTGCTGAAGCTTCACGTGGTCTTGCAGACACCCAAGCGGAAAAGTTAAAAGAACTCGTTGAAAAAGTAGATTTTGATTGCGAAGAATCTTTCGCTAAGAAAATCGCTACTATCAAGGAATCATACTTTTCTAAAGAAATCCCAGAGCAAATCGAAGAATCAGCATCAACGGATGCTGACGAAGAAGTAGAAGTTTCATCTATGATGGAAGGCTACATCAATGCTCTACGTAAAACTTCTAAAAAATAAGGAATAAAACAATGCAATCTTTCGATCGTTTAATTGAAAAATGGGCTCCAGTTCTTAACGAAGAATCTGCGGGCAAAATCGTTGATCATCAACGCCGTGCAGTAACTGCTGCAATCTTGGAAAACCAAGAAAAAGCAATGATGGAAGAACGTGCTCAACACGCTGGTTTCGGTTCACTAACTGAAACTGCCGGTAACAGCACTGGTTCTATCGGTACTTGGGATCCAGTTTTGATCTCTCTAGTACGTCGTGCAATGCCTAACCTAATGGCATATGACGTATGTGGCGTTCAGCCAATGTCAGGCCCAACTGGTCTCATCTTCGCGATGAAATCACGTTACGAAGGCGGTTCTACTGCTAAACCAGAAGCATTCTTCGGCGAAGCTAAAACTGGTTTCTCTGGCGACGGTTCTGTTAAGGACGCTGACGGTTCTGGTCTTTCTGGTTGGGATGGTGCTGATGCATTAACTCGCGACACTGACCTTGCTGGTAAGGCAATCGACACTAACCTGGCTGAAGCACTTGGCAACACTGGTGGTGCATTCGCAGAGATGGGTTTCACTATTGAGAAGGCTACAGTAACTGCGCAATCACGTGCATTGAAAGCAGAATACTCTCTAGAACTAGCACAAGACTTGAAAGCAATTCACGGTCTTGACGCAGAAACAGAACTAGCGAACATTCTTTCAACTGAAATCCTAGCGGAAATCAACCGTGAAGTAATTCGTACAATCAACTCACAAGCCAAACTTGGTGCACAACAGTCTAACGTTGCTCTTCCTGGCATCTTCGACCTTTCTTCTGACGCTGACGGACGTTGGTCTGCTGAGAAGTTCAAGGGTCTAGTTGTTCAGTTGGATCGTGAAGCTAACGTAATTGCTAAAGAAACACGTCGTGGTAAGGGTAACGTAGTTATCTGTTCTTCTGACGTTGCTACTGCTCTTGCTGCTTCTGGTATGCTTGATTACACTCCAGCAATGTCTACAAACCTTCAGGTTGATGACACTGGTAACACTTTTGCTGGTACTATCAATGGTCGTATGAAAGTTTACATCGATCCATATGCTGCTGTTGACTA